ATACCTGTTGCAAGCTGCCTGGTACATGCCCTCGCGCCACGCTTGGTCGCGCCCGGTAACCCCGAACAGATCGACCTTGGCGGGCTTTTGCTGCGCTGACCCCGGAAGAATTGCAGACACGGACGCCGGCTTCCAGGTGAGGCTGTCGAAGTACGACACATCAACCCGGTCTGCGGTGTCCGGGGTCGGCATCAGGTAGTTGATGCTGAAACTGCCCTTGACGATATTGCGCTGGCTGAACAGTGCCACGGGAATCGTTGCTGGCTGGTCTCTGAAAATCCGGACGATGCCGCCCTGCATATAGGGTTTGGCGCGGACAGCTCCCAGAATCTTTTGTGTGACTTCCCAGAAGCTCAAAAAGTTGTCAAAGCGTCCGTCAAAGTAATCTGCCCTGCCTGTGCATGTCGAGTCAAGTGCAATGAGTGCTGCCAAGTCGATTTGCGCGTCAGTCAGGCCAACCTGACGGCAGGCGTGGGCGAATGCCCATGCCACGCTGCGTGTCTTGGTGTTTGTGCTCCAGTCTGAGCCATTCCAAACGGGCAGCTTGCGGGTGCAGCGCACATTGATTTTGCGGCTGCTCTGCGAAGACAAGTTGTCGCTGGCTCGCATTTTGATAGCCAGCAAGGTGCAGTCACCGTAGTTTTTCCCACTGGACTCAGGGTGATAGGCGCGCAGTCCGCCCCAAACCACGTTGTCTGCCAGGCGCGATGCGGTACTCTCGGTAGTCATCCGGCGAACTCTGGCGGTATAGCGTCCGGGAACCACGTCAAAGCTCCAGCTCCAGCGTTGAGGTGTAGTTGAGGCAGCCGACATGACTGCCGCCGCGTAGGTTGACCGAGTGCGCTTCACCAGACGGTAGGTGTACATTCCCCAGCCCCTATTTGGGTTGCCGGTGACTTCCCTCCGGGATTCCCACGCCGTCAGCAAGGTGCTTGCTGCCACTTGTGCGGTAAATGGGTCACCCGGATCGCTGTCAGAGCTACTCACACTGTCAACAGTGGTCCAGTCACTCCACATGGTGTACTGGGTTCCAGAAGTGAGGGTTCTCCAGCCGCCGGTCTGCACGCCAGCGCTGTTAACTGAGGCGATCTGAATCTCGATGGAGACAGATACGCTTGAAAGTGACCCGTCATCGTTGGCGTAATACAGTCCCTTTGGGGCAATGAAATCAAAGCCAAGCTGATTGACAAGTGTTCCGGCGTCATTAACAACGAATGGTCCGAGGTGAGAAGCGTCCGTGAGCACTTGCCCGGAGACTTCAACCGCATTGGTGACATTCGCAGGAAATGGCAAGTTGGTCGAATATGGCGGGATGACATAAGTTGCCACCTCGTCGAAGTTACCGATTGGCGTGTCTTCGATGAAAACGTCTAGGTACTGGTTGAAGTCGTACTCGCCGCGGCCGATGCAAAATATCTGGTAAAGGTACTGTTCGTTGCCGTTGTAGATCATGTACGGTTGTGCCGCATAGTCTGGATAGCACTGCAAATAGCCAAACTGCTCCGGGATTGCACAACCGAGTCGCGCGGCATTGCCCTGCGCTTGCAAGCTGTAAGTTGGACTTGGGGCAGCAAGGGCCGCTGCCTGTTGGTTGGAAGTTGGTTTTGGTGGTGGGGCAACCGCATTGACAAGTGCCATGCCAACCATCGTCACGCCCACTTGCATCGCAGCCAAGCCAGCGGTCGAACCGAGAATCATGCCGCCACCGGCGGCGTAGGACAGTGAGGCGGCAAGGTACGGCGCATACACCATCACCGCAAGCATCAAGACCATGCGTAGCGGGTTGGACCCACCACCACCGCCCTGCGGGATTGCCTCTACGTCAATGAAGACCAGAGATTGCTCGTCTTCAAGGACAAGCTCCCAATCGACACGAAGAATCGGCTCTCCATCCACAAACGCAACAAAGGGAATCTGCCAGTCGGGTGCCACCTCGCGAATGCAAGGCTTGTCGATCTGGACAATCTTCCGGTGCTGTGGAGTCAGCCCATTTTCAAGGTAGATGACGGTTGTCATGGCGCGTGTCGGAAGAATTCGCGTCTTCCGAAACCAGACGAGTGCCAGGAGCTATCGGATGTAAAGATCACTCCGCAGCCACGGACACAGTGCAGCACCCCGCCGCCGTCAACGTCGATCCAGACCCCAATGTGCATTGGACGGCGAACGAGCGCTGCAGAGCCATGTTCAGGCTTGTTGACCGCAATCCAGCGCTGACGCTCTGGGTGGTTGGTCATCAGATCCACCAGAGCGGTGGCATCTTCGTAATCGGGGGCGATGACGGACGGCACTTCAATACCAAAGTGCTTTTCTTGGATGTAACGAAAGAATGCCATGCAGTCAAACGCATCCGGTCCCTGCGCCCCGGCAACCCAAGGAATTCCAATGTAGTTGGCAAAACTCACGCTGCGAGTCCTGTGAACACGTCGGTTGAGTATTCGGCGGTTGGGAAGCGGAAATTCATCAGGTTCGGAAACCCGGCCGTTGCGGTCACCTTAAACACATCTGCCACGACGTTCAGGATCGTCATGCTCAGTGGTGGGTTGTTTTGCGGCACATTCAGGTTGGTGCTGATGAACTCGCGGTAAATGACGGTCACCATGTCCGTTGTCGCCAGCGCCGACTCGATGCTTGCGGTGATCGAGCGGTCCACGTTGTCCATCGTGATCGTGATCTGCGGGACTCCGACGCTGCTGACTTCAGGCTTGGTGAAGTCAAAGTTGAACGCAACGAAATCCACCAGTGCACCGGGGTTCTGGGGCGCGGTGTTCTCAAGGCGAGCATGCAGGTCGTTGAAATCCCGCACAACCCGAATCGGTTGCGTGAATGAGGGGTGGTTCAATTCAAGGGTGTGATAAATCACCACATTGGCCGGGGCCGATGCGTATGCTTCCTTGATTGCTTGTGAGAGTGTGCTATCTGGCATGATAAGTCAGGGATGACTGATCATATCACGCCAAAAGCGGTCTTGCCAATACCTCAAGTGATCCGGTGACTGACCAATAGAACTCACGGGCCGCAGTTTGTGCGTTGTAGGGTTCCTTGAAGCGTGCCGTATAGGTGGTATTCCCCATCCCGTTTGGTAGATTGACGTTGAACCAATTGGTGCCGCCAGCCAGGTCCACGTCATAGAACTTCTCAAACACCGCGAGTTGGGCGCGAGTGAAGGTCCAGCTCACAGTGAAGATCGTCGGGGCCGCGCTGAAGCGTCGGCGTTGCCGGGCAGGACCGCTCTCCATGTCGGTGCGGACGAATGACTGCTCGGGTTTGAACCCGAGACCGTGCATGACCACACCCGGAATGGTGCTTGGGAAAACTGGTGTTGCCATTAGTAAGCTCCTGCGACCCGGTTCAGGCCGAATGTCGATGTGATTGCGCCGTTGACCGCCCCGCTGCCGCGGGTAATGTCGCCTGCGATCTTGTTGCTGACCTTCTCCACCATAATGTCCATGATGTTGGTTCCGCCCTCTTGCCGGGAGCTGGTCTGTCCACCCTTGCCAGGCGCTTCGATGATGTTGACCACCATGTTCCCGCCACCGCCCCCTGCGACGCCTTTCATGGTCACTGGAATGGTTCTTCCGTCTGGGAGCGGCACGTAGGCTTCATTCATACTGCCTTCACCAAACATTGCCATTTGAGGGCTGTTGGCAATGCCTCCGGCGGCGTACTTCTTCAGGGGCATGCTGCCTTCGCTGGACATGATGCCGCCATTGGCAAACGGGAGAATGCTGGAGATCCAGGACGAGGCGCCCATGATGCTGTCTGCCATCTGCTTTTGAATGGCGATGCGCAGAATGTCGGAAATGATGCTGTCGGCCAGGCTGCCCCACTCCATCTTCCCGGTCTTTGCCAGGTTGATAAAGGCATCAACGCTGCTGGTGGCCCAGCGCGCGGTGGCGTCTTCCATGTTCTTGGACGAGTTCTTCCACTGCTCGGCCATCTTCTCCATTGGAGACTGCGAGGCACGCGCCACTTCGTTTGCGCGAGCAATAGTGTTGTCCGCAGCCAACTTCTCAAGCTGCTCAATCTCTGCTGTCGTGGCGCCCGAGGCGGTGCGTAGGTTGATCAGATTACGGAGTTTGAGCGCGTACTCTGCATTGGATGCTTTCATCCGGGCAGCGACGGCGTTACGGTCATCGGACACCATCGACGCATTGAGCCGCCGGGTCTCTGTTTCAACGTCAGAGAATGTCTTCATCACATCGACGAACGTGGCGTCCCCCTTGAGGGTTTCCTTGACCTTCTCGACGGTGATTTTCTGCTGCTCTGCGTAGCGTTGAATCGCATCGGTGTTCTTTGCGATCCAGCGCTCGACCTTGGCCTCGTTTGCGCCGCGCATGGCTGTACCCATCGGGTTGACAAGCAACTCCATCGCCTGTTCAACGTCCGGGCGCATGCCTTCGATGAAACTGGTGGCTTTCTGAAGGTCTGATGCTGCCTTGCTTGCATCTTCAGCCTGTTGTTTTGCCGCCTCGCGCAGACGCTCAACCACAATGGCCTCATTGACCAACTGCTGAAACTTCTCGGCGCTTGGCTTCACGCCCTTGTTGTTAAGCTCTCCATTGGCGAGCTTCTGGTTCATTTCCGCGATGATGCCGGCAACCTTGTCCACCTCGCCCTTGGTTCTGTCAAAGTTGCTCAACTCAGCCGTCAGACGCGACCTTTCATCGGCAAGCTGCTTGATCACCTTCTCGATTGGGGAGTCCTTGACCACCCCGGCGCCCTTGGCGTTCAGAATCTTGTTCTCACCCTTGCCGGCGATGGCGCGCGTGATGCCGTCTTGCGCTTCGACCAGCTTGTCGCGCAGTACCCCGGCAGCCTCGACTGCTGCGTCTGCATTCGGACCCTTGAATTGGCTCGTCAGGTCAGCAAGTTGCTTGTTGATCGTGGCAGCCTTCTGCCCGCCGAACTCAACGTCAATGTCCATCCGAGCGCCCTGATTCTTCTTGTGCGCGGCGTCTTGCTTGGCCTTGTTGGTGCCGGCCGCAATCAGTTCATCTTGAAGAACTTGATCCTGGGCAAGCAGACGCTTGGTCTTTTGCTTGTTGATCTGGTCAATCTCTACATCGGTGGCGCGAACCAAATCCTGCGCAGCTACGCTGGCGATCTGCCGGGTAGAGCTGGCCCTGGCTTTTGCCAGGTTTTCGTCAATCATGCGGCCTTCGGCCTCAAGTCTCGCGACTGCTTCTTGCTTCTTCTTGTAGGCGGCGCCCTTCTTGTCAACCCAGCGGTTGTTGGTGTCAGCCTCAAGCTCCCCTTCGGCAGCGCGAAGCCTGCTGTTGAGGTTGTACTTGTCGTTCTGCAGACCCTTCACGTCCTCTTCGTCGGCCAGCCCTGCTTTGGCGCGCCGGGCACGCGCTACAGCGTCCGATGCGGCGTTCCCCCAGTTGTGCCAGAGTGCGATGCCGGCTGCGATTGCTACGTTCAGCACCGTTGCCCAGCCACCCAGTAGGTCGAACGCATTCCCAGCCATGCGCCCTGCCGCGGACATGGCGGTCATTGCGGCACTTGCCCGGTTTGACTGCCCCGCCAGTTGATCCAGGTGCGTTCCGTGCTTCATGACGTTCTGCGCGGCTTCTGCGTGAGAGGCTGAGACAGTCTCGATCTGACCTCGGATGCTACGCATAGTGGCTGCGTTATCTGCATCGAGCTTTGCTAGGTTGCGCGCGTATTCCTGCACCGCGGTACGGTCCAGGCCGCCATACGAACCCTTTGGTTGATACTCCTGCAGTGTCTTGTTGGTCTCAGCAAAGTTTCTCTGAATGATCACCCGGCGCTCTTCGTGCGCAGCCAGTTCCTTCTTGAGCGCGGTCATCGTGTCGGCAGAGGCGGTCATTTGCACCCGTGCTGTGTCCACCGCAGCGCTGGTCTGTGTCATGGCGGCTGCTTTTGCAGCCGCTGCTGTCTGACCCAGGATTGCCTGTTGGTTCTTGTACTCGCCATTCATCGACTTGACCTGGCTGATGAGTTGGGTGGTGAGGGGCATCACTCCCACGGTTACCAACTTGTAAGCAAACCAAGCCTCTGCTGCGTATTTGATGTAAGTCCCGTACTCGATCAATGCCTTGACGATGGCGGAAATGCTTTCAACCGTGTCGGCAAGCACTGCGCCGGTGCCCTCGGCAAACTGCCGGAACTCAATCGACTCAAGTGCATTGGAAATCTCACGTGCAACCTTTTTGGTGGCATCGCCGAAACCAGCGTCTGCAATGTCCTTGGCGGCCAGTTGCATGCGGGTCTTGAGAATTTCCTGCACCCCGACCCACGTGTTCATCATGTTCTGTGAGGCGCCTTCGTTGTTTTGCCCCATGATGACCAGCATCTTGTTGATGGCGTCTGTGGCCTCAACCGTGCCCTTGGAGACCGCTTTTGTCAGGTCGGCCATGCTCATGCCCATACCTGTTGCCATGTCCTCCATTGCCGTCGGTACCGCTTCGCCCAACTGCTGACGCAACTCTTCCATCGAGACCACGCCCTTACCGGCCATTTGCTGAATCGCAATGGACGCGCGGTGTAGGGATTCGCCGTTGCCGCCGAACTTGGCGACACCATCCACCAGCGCCTTCATTGAGCCGTTAGTGGGGTCAAGTCCGGCAGACTTGAATTTCACGAAGGCGTCAGACAGCGCAGCGATAGCGAACGGCGCTTGCTGCGCCATCGTGGTGATGTATTTGAAGTTGGAGGCAGCCTCGGCATCGCGAGCGGCCTTGGTGAATTCTTTTGATAGGCCGCCAAGCAGCGCCTGAGTGCGCTCAAGCTCCCCGGCGCTCTTCATAATTGCCATCGGCAGACGCAGGAAAATGTCGTTCACGTCCATCGCGACGAAACGCAAGTTGCCCAGCATCACCACCATGTGACGGAACTTGGTGCTCAGTGACTCACTGGCATCCTCCATGTGCTTGACGGACGATGCCGTCTTGTTCAAGGCGCCCTGGAACTCCTGCAGAACAGTACCCGCCCGCTTGACACTGACCGACATTTTGTCGTCAATTGCCATTTCGATAACGATGTTTCCTGCTACTGCCATGATGCGTCCTTGTTATTTTTCTCTGTCTGCTCTACCCCGCTGCCATGCTCTTGAGTTCGCTGAATCCTGCTTCGTCCCGGACCGAGGTGGCCTGTGCCAGCGCTCTCCCGGTTAGCTTGATCGGCTCGGGAGCCAGGTCAGACAACCGGGTGTACAACTCGGCCGCCTGCTCTGGGTTATGCGCTGCGCTGGTGTTGATCTCTAGGGTGTCCCTGCGCTCCCCTGCCAACAGTCTGGGAACCGTCCCAGAGAGGTGCCAGAACACGGGCATCGGGAGTTTCATGGTGTCTTGGTAGGAATGCGCGTAAACCCGCATCACCCTGCACACCAGGAACCCTAGATCAATTTCCTCGATCAGCTCGGCTTTTTTTCTTCAGCGCCCTCCGCAGGTGCAGCGATCAGGTCTGGGTCCAGTTCACCGCGAACAAACTGCAGCACTGCCATCATTGCCGGCAGCTTCAGTCCGCGGATCACGCTTTCTTCCATCGTCGGAATGGCTTGAGACAGCACCTTGACGGCGGTGTCAAACGATTCCGAAAGTGTCTTGTCTCCGGTGCTCTCTTTTTCAAGCTGCTCGGCAGCCTTGAGGTTGTCGATAAATTGCTGAACGCTCGGCTCTTCAACGGTGTAGGTCTTGCCAGCCATGCTGATTTGGCGGCTGCTGGAAACGAGAGCGTCAATGTTCAAAATCTTCATGCTTTTCCCTGTGAAAAATGCGCGTTGCGCGGGTTGGTTAGGTTGATGTGGAAAAGGGGCCAGTCATTGCTGACTGGCCCCGTTTGCTTTAGGCGAGAGGGTCGCCAACCGAGAAGATGCGGCCAGTCGAATCAGGGTAGCCGGTGAACTCGACGTTGTACACGCGCTCGGCGTCCACCTTGTAGGCGAACGTCAAAGCACCGGCGGTGGCTGCCTGGAACACAACAAAGTCTTCCGAGAAGTCAGCGTCAGCTTTGGCGGACGGGTGCAGACGCAGAACCTTGGCGATGGACAGCAAATCGGTGCCAATGCCGGTGGAGACTTCCACGCGAGCTTTGGTTTCGGCTACGCCACCAAGCAAAGTCACGCCAGAAGCAACACCACCCAACGCAGCAACCGTGGTCACGGCATTGCCGGCGGTGCCTGGGTCACCAGCAGTCAGGGTAACGATGGTGCCGAGGGCATTCACCGAAGCCTTGACGTAGCCAATACCAGGCTGAATCAGCGAGCGATTCACCACGGCGGCGAACTCGGCAAGAGTTGCGGCAGCGGTCGCTTGAATCATCGTCTGGTAAATGGTCGTTGCCTTGGTCACCGAGAAGCTGAAAAGCTGGCCGCCAATGGTCACGGTAGTCGTTGCAGTCGGGTTGGACGCAAAGGTCACGGTGCCAGTTGCGCTCGCGCCGTCGGAAATCAGAACCGAGCCGGGCATCGTTGCCACGAGGTTGCGCAGCGTGGTTTCGGCCAATGGCACTTTCACGGTCAGCGAGCGACCCATGACGAGTTCATTGATTGCGGTTTTGCCGTATTGGTCCACGTTGACCTTATGGGTCTCAGTGCTTACAGCTACTTCAACGCCGCCTTGGGTCAAGCCCATGTCAGCGCCTTCGATGTAAACGCGGCAAACGCCGAGTTTTACGTTTTTGGTACTAGATGCCATTTTGTTTCCTTGTTAATGCTGTTTATGATCAGTCATGGGTGACTGATTCTAGTCGCCTTGTCAAGCGCTTGCAAGTCAATCCACTTACAGGTCGGCGCTGAACATATTCACGTCGAACTCAAATTCCCAGAAACCAGACACCTGACGCCGGTAGCTGCGTGGCGTAGCGACTGGAAGAATCTGTTTGATCTCCATCGTGTCGGTCATGATCGGCTGGTAGATCGTCAGTGCTTTGGATACCGCGACTGCCAGGTCGTAGCCATCCTTGTATTCCGTGGAGCGAACAATCACCATGAACTCGGTGTCAAAGTAACCGATAAGCTCATGGTCAATCCGGGCGCCGATTCGTGTCATTAGCTGAATGCCGCGCTTGCATGTGTCGGGCATTTCGTTCAGGAAGATGCTCTCCCCTCTGATGCCTTGGCCCTTGTTTTCAAGCAAAAGTGCCACTTCTTCTAGGTTCATTCATTACCTCCTATTTCTCGTTGGTAGTTCATTGCGACCATGCGGTTGCCACTCAAGGTGCGGCTGACCGCTGCGGTGGCCTCTGCCACCATTTGTTTTGTACCCTCCTGGATCGCGCGCGACAGGAAGCGCCCGCCTACCTTGCGCCCGGACGCTGCTTTTAGGGCTGACTTTTTGCCGAGCTTGAAGTAAAGGCGACTCTTTTGACGCCCAAATGGATGCAGCTCTTCTTCCATGATCCAGGCGTAGTCACCCAAGTCCTTGTGACTTTTCTCGTTCACTGCATCCAGGTTGATGTACACCACGAACACATTGCGGCGACGCTCATCCTTGAAGGCGGCGTATTCAATGTTGCTCTCAAGCAGGCCAGTGTCCACCGGGGCGTACTCACGCGCTAGGTCACGGATGCGAATGGCGGTCTTGCGCAAGGTCTCGCTTGCGTTCTTGGCCGCCATGTCTGCCAGGTTCTGAAGACTGGCTTCGAGCTGCGCCGCATTGAACTTGACGCGAAACATGCTTACTTCCAGCCAACGCAGTGAACTTCGATGTGATCCAGGGTTCCGTTGACGCGAATGCGCGGGTGTACGCTGTCCACACGCACCTTGTGTCCCAATACCGTCACCACATCGTTGATCGCGATCTGGCTAGTCGGCAGGGACAGAAAAATGACGTTATCAATTTCTTCATACGCCCTGCCCTTTGATGCGGCAGAGTCGGTACGGACGGTGGTGTGGGCTGTCTTGAAAATCAGCTTCACAGGCGCCACACGCTCCTTGTACACCTGACCAAGCACGGGCTGACCGTACACGTCCGTCCCGGATGTTGCCTGACGTGTGATGGATAGCGTTGGGATGATCATGCTGCGTGTCCGATCTTCATGTTGAAGCGGACCCAGCGTTGCAGGATGTTGATCGTGCGGGTGCTGACGGCCAGCTCCAGCGGTTTGTAGGGACGGAAGAACTGACTCGACTCGCCTACGGTCTGCGACAGAATTCCGGCCTTGCGCGCTGCCATTACCGGGTCGCCGTTCAGAATCTCAGTGGCTTCGGTAGCTTGCGCGAGCTGCAGTGCCTTCATCATGGGCTTGTAGATGCCCAGCATTTGCGCCGGGGTCATGTAGCGCAGCATCAGCGGGCCATAGTTCTGCAGGAATTGGGTGTCGATTTGAAGCATGCTCTGCTGGTCATCAAAGTGCATGCCGATGGGCAGTTGCATGATTCGCTTGTAGGACTCGATCAACGCCTTCTCGCGGGTCTCGCGGGACGAGGGAGACCATCCTGCCACGTGCTCGTCAATCATGTCCTCAGTGAGCAGAAGCGCCTGGGAGTAGGTCTGGAAGGTGTTGATGCCAAACGACAGGGCTGTGACCCCTTGCAGCATGATCACTTCCGACATGAAGACCGTGGCGCCGGAGCTGGTAGTGATTTCCAGCTCGACGGTGCGAATCCCACGCAGTGCCGGGGCTGTCAGTATCGTGAGGGATGCGGGAACCGTGACCACCACGTCCGATACGCTCGGCAGCGGCGTGATGGCGGTCCAGTCTTGAGTCACTGTCTCGGTTTCATCCAGGACTCGCCAGCGCAGTTGAGTGGGCGTGAGAACATTGCCCGCCTCGTCAGACATGACGAAGGTGACTGGAACGTCGCTGCCGGGTTTGAAGTTCTGCATGCCCATTTATCTGCCCCTTAGTCTTTGGCGAGCGCGCGGCCGGACTCGACCACCATGATCCGCTCGATGATTTCTACGATTGAGTTGCCTTTGATACCGAGTGGCTCCGCGATCTCACGAATGCCCTTGATGCCGGACTCATCAGCAATGGCCTCAAGTTCTTCTTTCGCGTGTTGCGGAACAACAACAACAGCCGCTTCAAGAGCAGGAGCCTCCAGCTTTGCTTCTTCATTTTTGTTGTCCAAGTAGGACTGAGCGCTTGAAGGGTTGCGGCCAGTGCCGACCTCTTCGATAGACACGATGCCTGCCAGGAATGCGGCATCAGCCGAACTCACATCATCAACAGACACGCCATCCAGAAATTCAGTCTGACCGAGGTGGCCGGTGTAGCCTGCCCAGCCTGCTTGTGTAACCTTGATTTTCATTTCGTTCCCATTTTGAAAAGTTGTAGGAAAAACGGGAGCCGAAGCTCCCGTTATTCAGTCACCCATGACTTGCCACGTTGATTAGACGTTGGTGATGCCGCTCAAGCGAGCCAGGGATTTGGTGGACTTGAGAGCCAAGCCGCAGTACCACTTCACGCGAGTACGGATTGCGTCTTTGTTCTGCACGGTGCCGATGTTTTCAACACGGATACCAGCAGAGTCGCCACCGTACAAACCGTGCAGACCGTCCATTTCGTTTGCGCGAACAGCGTAAACGGAAGCAGTCACAGCGCCGGAAGTGCCGCAAACTTCGTTAGAAGGCAGCCAGTCATTCATCAAGATCGGCACGCCGTTGTGCTGAAGCACAGGCACGCTGAAATTGGGATGCTGGAACATCGAACCGTTGTTACCGTTTGCGGCGCGCAACAGAGCGACGTAAGCGCGGCGAGTACCACGGCGCATTACCAAGAAGTCAGGCTTGTTCGGAACGCTGTCGATCAACTGATCCAGAGCAGTCAGAGTCAAGGCGCCGCCGTTGGTGGCGATGGGGGTCGTTTGACCAGCAACGCACAACTTAGCCATGCCGTCGAAGCTCTTAATGTCAGCAACAGAGTCGCCGTTGACAGTAGCGTCTTGGAACTTACGGGCCATTGCTTTCACTTTCAGGCTCAACTGGGTTGCCAGTTGGCTGTCGGTGTCAGACATGGTTTCGTTCAAGAATTTGTCAACGTCCACGTCACCAGCCAAGATACGCAGCTTGGTCATCACTTC